TAGCAGTATCCATTAATTCATCGATCTGCTCTTGATATGGATCACTTTCATTTACTTTGATAGTCAACTGATTTTCTAAAGTTTTTAAATTATTCTGGTGCTTGAGCGCTTGCTCTAAACTATCATAATAAGTCTTAGGTCGGCCGTTAATATCACCAATAGCATCAACTTCCTTGATAATTTTTGCTAGATCTTTAGTAACTTTATCAAAATATTTCTTCGCCTCGGCCAAGTGACCTTGAGCAGTAGCAGTCATTTCTTCATGCTTGTGATCGTGTAGTTCTTGTTCACATGCGTGACAGGTCTTGTTAGCCAGTTTAGCAAGCTCGCCTTCGTATTTTTTGACACTTCTCTCTGCTTGAGCAATCGCACTTTCTAGTGTAGCTTTCTCTTTATTCAGGCTTTTCAGCTTGGCTGCCTTTTCATCATACTCTTTTAGATCTGCATGCTTTGCCAGCTCTGCATCAATATCTACACTTTCTAATTCTACAATAGCTTTACCTATCTTTTCAAGATCAACTTGATGTTGCGTATTCCAAGCCGCTTGTCTTGTTAGTAAACTATCAATACTAATTTGTATTCTTTCGTTACTTTTCTTAGTAGCTTCGATATTAGCAGTCTCTTGTGTTATTTCATCTTTAGTAATGCGAATCATTTCTTTTAAAGATTCTGCTTTCTCAGACAATAATGTAATACCCAATAGCTGTTCAATGATAACTCGCTGATCATTAGCCCTCATACTTAAAAAAGGCTCGGTATAAGTGTTAAGAGCTACAATATGCTTAAACATATCGTGGCTCATTTCTAGTAATTCGTCTAAGTCTTTTTGTGTTTCACGCATCTCACCTTGAGCTTCATCAGTCTCTTCGGATTCCTGTGCATGATCATTAATATAAAACTGTAGTATGTTAGGTTTACGTCCACGTTCAATACGATAATCATTGCCATCTTTTTCAAATGCTAGAGTGACTAACATATTATTTTTATTAATCTTGTTAATAAGATTATCTTTTTTAATATTAGTTAATGCATTTCCAAACAAAGCAAAACTTAGTGCATTAGCAATAGTAGTTTTACCTGTACCATTTCTACTGCCGTTATCATCACCGCCTTGATCTAAGTTTTCACCTAGTACAAGTGTTAAGTTTTCCTGTGCAAAGTTTACAGCTTGGGTTTGATTACCTACACTCATAAAGTTTTTAACTGTTAATTCTTTTAATTTTATCATAGGTTATTATAAATTGACAACAAAATATTTTTGTCGTAAGTATCGCTTTCGATATTAATAATTTGACTTGAAACAATTTGATCTACACTTTCAAAAGATTGTATATCGATATTTGTATTAATTTCAAGATCTTTCTTTTCAGCAATTAGTGTAAGTTCACGAATATTGTATCTATTCATAAAGTCTTCTTTAACAAAACTTGCTTCTTCAAAACTAATATCAATATCTAATGTAACACGTAAATGTTGTTTAGGTTTGATAATAGTATCTTGATCATCAATAAGCTGACTTAATTTAACTGTACGGAATGTAGGTTGATCAGGCCAAATGTGATATTCGGGCTTGCCTCCCCACTCTAATATCATCATGCCTCTATCGTCATCCCACGCATCTGCATAGTTGTGAGGGAAAGCGTTACCGATATAAATCATGTTTTTTTGTTGTTGACGTTTATGGAAATGTCCGCTAAATCCTAGCTCGTAGTTCTTGAAATTATCTAATTTCATTTCTCCATGATCGGGCATTTGTACCATAGCGTTCATGAAAAAGTTAGGCAATTCAAAGTGACCAAAAATGTATTTGCCACCTTTTTTACCTACAGTTTTCCATTCTTCTCCAACCAACCACGGACATAAGGTAACATCGCCAATAGTAGTAGGCTCATGTACAACAGTGATACCAGGAATGTATTTTCCAAACTCGACACTATGGATATCTCGCTTATCTTTGTAGTAAAGGTCGTGATTTCCAGGAAAAAAATAAAAGTTATCAAAAGCCTTTCCAAGTTTTTCCAAGGCCCGGAGGCTATAATCCATAGTAGTAATGTTGAGACTATTACGATTGTGATGCCAATCGCCCATAAAGATACCTGTATCACAGCCTTCCTCCTTTGCTTTTGCAATATACCAGTCTACAAAATCTTCGCAATCCTGGTTATGAGCACTACTATTAGATTTTAAACCAAAGTGTATATCTGTAAAGCAGGCTACTTTTTTAAATAAATTACTCACTAGATGATTCCTCATTACGTTTTACGGCGGCAGCATGCTCTCCAGCACCAGTTCTACTATAGCTAGGATTCATGCCATTGATTTCTAAAATATCATCGCGAATATTTTGATTACGTTTTTCAATATTAATAACTCTGACGAATGAATTAGTAACTGCGGCAGTGAAATAAGCAAACGGATTATCTGATTTGCTTTCATCAAACTGCAATCCAATTTGGGTTAGTTGCAAAATTGCTTGACCTTTCATTTCGTCATTGTAAGTATAGCCACGCACGTTACCGCGAGTAGCATATCTCTCACATAATTTTAACATCATTCGTGCTAAAGTGTTAGTTATTTGGCCGGCATCTTTATCAAACTTGCCCTTAACTAAATCGCCTTTCCAATGACTTTTACCAACACATACTAATTGATCTTCCTCATTAAACTTCCAATGTTGGAATGGCGGAAAGTTCACTTTATCTCTATGGTCAGCAAGACTTTTAGGATTCTTTTTACGGGTATTGTTCAATGGAATATGATCAAATGTCATAATTCTAAAGACTAAATCAGTCTTTAGAATCTTTTTATAATCAACTTCGCAATCTGCTTGTTTGACTTTTTCACCAGCCTTTTTGCGAGTTGCATAGTCTGCATCTCCTATCCGCTTTGCACGGTTACGTTTAGCTTCTGCAATAGTTCGAATATTAATTTTTTCGACACTGGGCAGTATTATATCATATTGGTGATATTCAGGCTTTTCAAATACACAGTACGAACTTTTCGAACGGTGTATTTCTAATAACATATCTTTGTTGTTTAAATAATTTACTTTTGGTGTTGATGGTAGCATCCTTAAGAGTCCTCTAATGATTAATTATAAACTACGCACTTAATAAAGTCAACTAAATATTATATCAAAACAGGATTTTAATATGAGTTTTCTCGATTCATTAAATGCATCAACTAATGCGATAGGCGCTGGCGCAAGCGCAGGCAATGCCTTATCAAGTATAAGTAGTGCTGTTAGTACAGCGTATAATGCAGGTGATGGTGGTAATTTCATGTCTGCTGTCCGTGCCATTGATTTACCTGCTGCCGGGGAAGCAGTGGGTGATATTGTAAGTGCAGTTTCGGCATTTGGTGGTGATGCCAATGCCAATGATTGGCGTGTAAGACTAAGTTTAGCCAATTGGTCCAGTTTTAAAACAAGTCCAGTTTTATCACCTTTAAAAAACGCCGGCGGATTAATATTTCCTTACACTCCTAAAATTGGTATACATAGTACCAGTACATATCAAGGTATAACAACCGTTCACACAAACTATACTTTTAGGGCTTTTCAAAACAGTGATCCTGGAGAAATAAGTATTACTGCTCCAATGTATGTTTCAGATCCTACAGAAGGTTTGTATTGGATCGCTATGGTTCATTATTTACGTAGCCTTACCAAAATGTTCACGGGATCTGATCCAAAAGCTGGTAATCCTCCTCCTATTGTATTTTTAAATGGTTACGGAAACTATGTTTTTAAAAATGTTCCTGTAGTTGTTCAATCTATGACAGTGGATTTACCTCAAGATTGTGATTACATTGGATGTAACGTAGTAGGTAGTGCGGCAGGTGATGTACAAGGAATTGCAGATAGTATCGGTGGATTAGCCGGCGCGGCTAGTGGATTATTTGGCGGCGATAGTGCGGTAGGTGGAATATTAAGTGGTGTGCAAAGTATCGCTGGCGGTGTTGGCGCCATAGCAGGACTTGCTGGAACATTTGGATTAGGTGGTACAACAAGCGGAGGTGTAGCTCATGTACCAACTAAGAGTACTTTCACTGTAAAATTATTGCCAATGTATAGTAGAAATAGTACACGTAACTTCAGTCTTGATAGATTTGTTACTGGCGGTTATCTTAATAACGCATTTGGATATATTTAATATGTCAGCAAATTACGCAAATACAAGTCCTTGGTTTAAAACAAACATAACTAATAATTATTTAGATGTACTGTCAATACGACCAGTAGCTGCCGATGCCGATGATTTTTTGTACACCATACAACCACAATATACTTACAGACCAGATTTATTAGCATTTGACTTGTATGGAACAGAACGTTTATGGTGGGTATTCATGCAACGAAATCTTAATATAATTCAAGATCCAATATTAGATTTTGTTCCAGGAACACAGATTTATATTTGTAAACTTAGTAGTTTAACCACTGCGTTAGGATTGTAATATGGGGTTGTTTGACGACAATAGTGGCGGTACTAGCCTTGACAATATTGGTAGTTCTATAGATTCTGCTACAACATCTGTATCAGATTCTATTAGTTCTGGTATTGATACACTCAGTGCCGGGGCTGCCAGTGCATTAGATTCGGTTAGTGATGCAGTATCTGGAGCTATTGGAGCAGTTAAAGATGTACTCGGATCACTTGGTGCAGGCATTACAAAACTAGGCGGTGTACAACTTCCGTTAAAAAATCCTTTATTTGATTATGCAAGCTACAATTATATTATAGGTTTAGGATGTTTAACAGATGATCAAATGCATCATCCTGATAAAACTTATATTAAAAATCTTAGTTCTATTGCGTTAATTTGCAAAGATGCAAATATAGATCCTAACAATAGAGTACAAACTCCTTATGGAAAGTTTGATTTTTTTATTAACAATCTAAAATTAGAAAGCATGATTGGCTATGAAAAAGGTAGCGGTAATACTAATGTTCATGGAATGAGTTTCACAGTTACTGAACCTTATAGCATGGGACAATTTATTTTAGCATGCCAAACTTTGGCACAAAAATTAGGACATAATAATTTTAGAGAAGCTCCATTTATTATAACAATAGAATTTAGAGGTAATAAAGAAACTGGAGCGATGTCATTAATTCCAGGAACAACAAGAACTATCCCTTTTACATTCCAAGATTTGGATATGACGGTAACTCAAAATGGTTCAGAATATCACTGTACTTGTATGCCTTTTGGTATGTGGCCTCTAACAGATGATGCCGCACTATTTAAAACTGAAGCATCTGCACAGGGCAAAACAGTTCAAGAAATGCTACAATCTGGAACAAATAGTTTACAGGCAATGTTAAATGCTCGAGAAAAAGAACAAGCTAAAATGTTGCCTAAAGCTAAAGACGGATCAGAGCATGTTCCGAATCAATATTTAATTATGTTTCCAGTAGATTCCAGTAGTTCCTCTAGCCCTGCACAAGGAAGCCAATCCTACGAAGATGATACTACCGCAACAACTTCGGATACTAGCCCAGACGGTAGCGGAAGTTCTAGTGCAATATATCAGCAATTAGGCGTGTCTGTCAGCCCTGCAAACTCTCAATTAGTACAGAACACTACTGCCTGTAACGAAATAGGTAAAGCAATAATGGGGTTTGATGAGAAAAGAAAAGGAGATCAGCCTAGTGCAAAGGATAATATTGTGTACAATCCTAAAACTGGTATATTTGCAGGAAGTAAATTAACTGCTAGTAATGATCCTAAAAATTCTGAATTTAGATTTCCGCAAAATACTAGTATCATGAATGCAATAAGCCAAGTAATTTTACAAAGCAATTATGTAAATGAAGCGCTGGCTAAAGATAGTGTTTCAAAAGAAGGATATAGAAAATGGTTCAGAATTCAACCCAGATTATATAATATTACAGATGATGTACAGCCTAATACTGGAGTAAAAGCAAAATTAATTGTCTATCAAATTGTGCCAGCCAATGTACATTCTAGTCGAGCATCACCTCCTAATACACCTGCTCCAGGATTCGGAGAATTAAAAAATCAAGTTGTAAAAGAATACAATTATATCTATACTGGTAAAAACGTAGACGTATTAAAGTTTGAAATAAAAATACAAAACGGATTTACAGTTATTATGGGAGCAGATGCTCTTACTAGAACACAAGACGAAGTTACAAAGAAACAAACAGGCGGTGCAGAAGGTAGCAACGCACTAGAGCAACCGCAACCAGCAGGAAATAAACCGCCAACAGGGAATAAAGGTATTGGAATTATGCCTACTATACAAAAGTGGATAGGTACGGTTACTGGTACAGATAAACAAGGCGGCGGCGGTCAAGAAGGTCAAGCTCAACGTGCGGCAAAACTTTTCAATGATTGTTTCAATACTCCATTTGATATGTATAATTTAGATTTGCAAATTATTGGAGATCCTTATTGGATTATGCAAAGCGGTTTAGGAAATTATACTAGTAAACAAAGTCAGTTTAGTAATTTAAATGCCGATGGTAGCGCAAATTACGAAAACGGTGAAATAGATATTCAAATTAATTTTAAAACACCTATCGATATTAATCAAACTACTGGATTATATGATTTTGGAAAAAGTGCTAAAAGTGTACCTGTGACACAATTTAGTGGATTATATTGTGTACAAAATCTTGTAAGTGAATTTTCAGGCGGTGAATTTAAACAAACGTTAACAGGCTTCCGCAGACCGCAACAAGAAAACTTATTTACACCACCAGATCCAGGATTAAGTACCAAAGGCAGTAAGGTTGTAAAAGAATCAGATGATTCAAATTCTCCACCAACACAATAAAAGGTTAATAAATGGCATCTAATGACATAAATCAAATGACTCCTAGTGCTCCTAGTAAGAGCTCGGGACCATTTTTAGCCAGGGTAGTAAGTCACATGGACAGTACCTATATGGGTATTCTTCAAGTTGAATTGTTAAGAGCATCTGGCGGAACAGGCACTAGCGGACAGTTAGTACAAGCAAAATATATGAGTCCTTTTTATGGTGTAACTGGTGCCGATTATGTTAAACAAGATCCTGACAATTATAATAATACACAAAAAAGTTATGGTATGTGGATGGTTCCGCCTGATGTAGGAACTACGGTAGTAGTTTTTTTCATTGATGGCGACTCTAGAAAAGCATATTGGATGGGTTGTGTGCCTGATGAAAATATGGATTTCATGGTACCAGGGCTTGCCGCTACAGAAAACAATACTGGTAAAGATCCTTCAGACGATTCATTACCAAGCGGCCCGGATGGATCTACACTAAGAATCCCAGTAGCAGAGTATAATAAAAAATTAAATAATTCTTCATCTGATCCTACCAAATTCAAAAAACCTACTCAACCTTCATTATATAATTCTTTAACCGCTCAAGGGTTAATAATAGACGATGTTAGAGGTATTACTACTAGTAGTGCTAGACGAGAAGCTCCTAGCATGGTATTTGGTATATCAACCCCAGGGCCGGTAGATAAGCAAGATGGTGCTCAACGAGGTGCAATTGGAAAAGCAGATTCACAAATACCTAATGCTTTTGTTAGTAGATTAGGCGGTGCAACATTTGTCATGGATGACGGTGACGATAAGTTTTTGCGTAAAACAAAAGCTGGAGAAGGTCCACCAACGTATTCAGCAGTAGAGCAAGGCGAAACTGATGGCGATGTAACACTTCCGCATAATGAATTGGTTCGTATTAGAACACGTACTGGACATCAAATCTTATTGCACAACAGCGAGGATTTAATTTATATTACTAATAGCCGCGGCACAGCGTGGATAGAACTGACTAGTAATGGCAAGATTGATATCTATGCACAGGATAGTATTAGTATTCATACTGAACAAGATTTTAATTTTTATGCTGGCCGTGATTTTAACTTTGAAGCAGGAAGGAACTTTAATCTTAAAGTTGCTAACCGACATCAAACAGAAGTTGGTGGCGACCAAATCTTAATAGTTGACCAAAATCAACAAATACAAATTAAACAAGATGTCGACATAACTTATGAACAGAATTATAAACACCATGTTGTAGAACAAGTTGATTGGAATTTTGATGCCAATATTAATTGGAATGTGGGCGGCGGAAGCGGTGGAGGAAATGTTAACTCGACTGTAGGAGGAAATGTTACTAGTAAAGTTACTGGAACAATAAATGAAACTATAACCGGTAGTGTAATACAAACAATACAAGGTAGTTTAGATCTTAACACTACTGGACATAACAATTTTACAGCTGGCGGAGATACAAACATTCTTAGTAGTGGAAATCACGTTGAAACAGCCGCAAATATCCATATGAATGGTCCTACAGCAGCCACCGCAGCCACAGCAAGTGCTCCGGGCAGTGCTGAAGAAGCAGTAGTTCCAGACCCGTTACCTACATTTGATAATCCAACTCCAGATAATAGTTCAGTTCCAGCAGTTGAAGGAACTCCGATTACTAGTATTTTAGCAAGAATACCAACAACAGAACCTTATCCTCTGCACGAGAATTTAGATCCTACTAATCTTACTCCAGATTTAACTGACAGAGAAAATACTGGAAGTACAGTATCTGTTCCTGATGCCTGGCAAAAATATTCAACTTCTACAGATCCTTTTAACAAGGTTTATACATAAGGAACACAAATGGCGTCATTACATAATACTTTAACCATACCAGCAGTTAATACACCAACAATTAACGGCCCAACTGCCAAAACTCCAGTTAGTCCTCAGATGTACAAAGGATTCAGTACCGTAAATAATATTAACGGTAATTACGTTTTATATGATTTTGAATTAATTAAACAAGATTTATTAAATGCGTTTAATGTTAAACAAGGCGAACGTTTAATGAACGCAAACTATGGATGCATCATATGGGCGTTGATATTTGAACCGTTAACTCCTGAAGTTCAAGATCTTATACAGCAAAATGTAAACGTAATCCTTAATGCCGATCCTAGAGTACAAGCTGGCAATATACTAATAACACCATATGATACCGGGCTGTCAATACAATGCACATTAAAATATTTGCCCTACAATATACAACAAGACTTACAATTTCAGTTTGATCAAAATAATGGCCTGCTCACGCAATAAAGTACGCATAGAATTTTATTCAATAAATACTGATAATAGGAAACATTATGAGCTCAACAGATAGACAAAATAACCTGTTAATAAGTGAAAACTGGCAAAAAATATATCAATCTTTCAAGAACGCTGATTTTCAAAGCTACGACTTTGATAATTTACGTCGTACAATGATTGATTATATACGAACTAATTTTCCAGAAGATTTTAATGATTATATAGAAAGCAGTGAATACCTAGCTTTAATTGATTTAATAGCATTTATTGGTCAGAGTATTGCCTTTCGTGTTGATTTAAATGCTCGAGAAAACTTTTTAGAATTAGCTGAACGTCGTGAAAGTGTACTACGTTTAGCTCGCATGATTAGTTATAATGCCACAAGAAGTGTCCCAGCCAGCGGTTTATTAAAATTCAACACAGTACAGACAACAGATACCGTTTTAGATAGTAACGGTATTAATTTAGCAGGGCAAGTAATTACATGGAATGATTCTAGCAATAGTAATTGGTATGACCAATTTATTAGAATTTTAAATGCGGCATTCCCATCTACCCAACAATTTGGAACACCTATAGATCAAGCAACTATATATGGAATTCCTACAAGCCAGTATAGATTTAATGCTTCTAACACAAATATTCCAACTTACAGTTTTTCTAGTTCTATTTCTGGTTACAGCATGAATTTTGAAGTAACTAGCACAACGTTTAGTGGAAAAGATTATATTTACGAAGAACCTCCTAAGTTAGGAAATCATATTGCCTGTGTATATAGAGATGACGGATACGGTGCAGGAAGTCCTACTACAGGATTCTTTTTTAACTTTACACAAGGTACACTAAACCAGTCGACTTTTAATATAACTCAGCCATCTAGTAACCAAACAATTAATATTAATTCTCAAAATATTAATAATAACGATGTATGGTTATGGCAACTAGACCAAAGTACTAATCTAGAAAATACATTATGGATTAAAGTTCCGTCATTAACTGGAAATAATGTAATTTATAATAGTTTGAATTTAAACACTCAAACAATTTATAATGTAATTACAAGAGCCGGTGATACAATTGCTTTAGGATTTGCTGACGGAACATTTGGAAAATTGCCCCTAGGTAATTTTAGAGTATATTATCGATTAAGCAACGGGTTGGCATATTCAATTAACCCTACAGATATTATTAATGTCAGTATTGATATTCCTTACGTTAACAGTCAAGGTCAAAATCAAGTATTAACTGTAACATTAAACTTAGCTACAAGCGTAACAAATGCAACAGCATCCGAGTCTAATGCTAGTATTCAACAAAACGCACCTCAAAATTATTATACACAAAATAGAATGATTACTGGGGAAGATTATAATATTAGCCCCTTAACAACTACACAAAGTGTTGCTAAAGTAAAAGCTATTAATAGAACTAGTAGTGGTATAAGTCGTTATTTTGATTTAATTGATCCAACAGGAAAATACAGTAAAACTAATTTGTTTGGTGATGATGGTATAATTTATCAAGAACCTTATGTCTTAACAACTACGTTTACCTATGTGACACAGACTGATATTGAAGCTGTGATTTACAATACAATTTTTGAAATATTAGAAAATCCTAATTTACGTAATTTTTATTATGCAAATTATATTAATAACATAGCTGAAAGTTTAAATGTATCTTGGACTGCTGTAACTATTGATAGCAATAGTAGTACAGGATTTATTAAAAATATAAATGACAGCGTAGTTGTTAAATTAGGATCATTTACTAGCACAGATTTAGTTTATTTTGCATCAGGATCTTTAGTTAAATTCTCTGCACCAACCGGACAATATTTTAATACTAAGAAAAATAATGCGTTGGCAACAATTCCTGCAAGCGGAATTCCAAACGGAGGAACAAATTATTTGTGGGCTCAAGTAGTATCTGTATCAGGTGATGGTACATCAGGCGGAACAGGTATACTTTCTACAGGGTATGGCACGGTTACATTAAATCAAGTTATACCTACAGGAGCTATATTAACTCATTCATTGCCACAATTAATTACAATTATTCAGCCTTCCGTTATTACTACAATGATTGATTTGATTTTTAGTAATACTCCTTTTGGATTGAGCTACAATGATATTACACAAAACTGGCAAATTATTTTTGAAACAAATCTTAACACAATAAATTCTTTTAGTTTAAGTAATCAAGGAAATATATCAGGTTCACAACAAGACTCTAGTTGGATGTTATTATTCACTACAAATAATGTAAATTATACAGTTACTACACGATTATTAAGATATGTCTTCGAAAGCGATAAGGAAGTTACATTTTATTTTGATAGTACAACGCCAGTATATGATACAGTATCTGGCACAACTATTTTAGATAATTTAAAAATATTAAGTATAAACACACAACCTAATTCTTCATATCCATTCACGTTAGATCTTGATTGGCAAATTATTTCAGATTACGTTGGACTTGATGGTTACACTGATCCAACTAAAATCGTAGTGGCATTTGCTAGTAGTACAAATAATGGTATAGTTGATAATCCGCAATTATTTTTAGATATAGTTAATCCTGATAATTTAACAACATTTATTGTCTTGCAAAAATATTTAATTAGTGCTGGCCAAGAAGATTATCAATATGTAAACAACGATGATGATTTAGTAATAATTGTTCCAACTCAAAGTGCTATTGGTGCCTTAACACAATATACTGATGGACAGTATTTTTACTGTATAGATACACAAACATCTTTGCAATATAATGCATCTACTAGTAGACTAAATCCTACATTAGATGTATTAGTATATGTCGGTAGAGATAAACTAAAATTCCAATATACACATAATGCAGATTATGATAGCAGAATTGATCCAGGCGCAAGCAACATTATGGATGTGTATGTTTTAACTAACAGTTATGATACAGCATTTAGACAGTGGGTTTTAGCAGGTGCACCTAGCGATGGAAGTGAACCATTACCTCCAAGCAGTGCAGAGTTAAACAGTTTATTAAGTTCTAGTCTTAACCCAATAAAAGCAATGAGTGATGAAATTATATACCATCCTGTGAATTATTTGTTATTATTTGGAGCTCAAGCAGATCAAAATCTACAAGCTACATTTAATGTAGTAAAAAACCCTAGTAGTACAGCTAGCACAAATGAAATTGTTGCCGGAGTATTACAAGCAATAAACACATTCTTCGAACTTCAAAATTGGAATTTCGGAGATACATTTTATTTTGCAGAATTAGCAACATACGTAATAACAACCATGAGTCCTGATATTAGCAATTTTGTTATTGTTCCAGTACAACAAGATTTGTATTTTGGAAGTTTATTTGAAATACAATGCCCAAGCGACCAAATATTAATCAGTTGTGCAACTGCTGAAAATATTAATGTAGTATCGGGTTTAACTTCGGATAATCTAAAAACTGTAACAGGACAAGGGTTAACCTCAACAATAACAAGTCAAAACATAACTAGCGCAACATACGGAGCAAGTACATAATGGCCAATGGAAAAAATCCAATTAGTAATAATGGTCTTGGAATAAATCTCCTTCCTACATATTATCAAACTGACACTAATAAAAAGTTTATTCAAGCAACCGTTGATCAGTTGTTTCAACAAGGCGGTGTTAACAAAACTAGCGGCTATATCGGAAGACAACACGCTAAATCTGCTACAGGCAAAGACATATATGTATCTTCAAGAAATTCTGTACGTCGACACTATCAGTTAGAACCTGGAATTTCAATCGAAGATACTTTAGGAAATAATACATTTTTTAAAGATTATATCGATTATGTAAATCAAATTGGTACATTAGGTGGAAACACTGCTAACCATGCTCGATTAAACAAGCAAGAATTTTATTCTTGGGATCCCCATATTGATTGGGACAAGTTTGTTAACTTTCAAAACTATTATTGGTTACCATACGGTCCTGAAACTATTACAATTTATGGACAGAAAGCCGCAATCACTAGCACATATACTGTTACGGTTGAATCTGAATTAAGCAATAACGAATATTTGTTTACTCCTAATGGATTCACTAGAAATCCTGTATTAAAATTATATATTGGACAAACATATATTTTTGAAATTAACAGTCCTGGAAATCCTTTCAGTATTAAAACTGCACGTAGCGCAGGCAATGCAGATCGTTATGAAATTCCAGAGATTGATAACTATGCAGTTGAAAATGGTACTATTACATTTACAGTACCTTATGATGCTCCTAATTTGTTATATTATCAAAGTGAATCAGATTTACAATTAGGTGGAGTATTTGAAATACTTCCTATTACTGATGATACTTATATTGACGTTGAAAATGATTTATTAGGTAAAAAGTCGTATACACTTCCAGACGGTACTGCGTTAAGTAACGGAATGAAACTTGCATTTGGCGGAAATGTTACTCCTGCAAAATATGCTAGCGGAGAATTTTATGTAGAAGGTGTGGGTGTTGCAATTACACTAATTTCTACTAAAATATTACAAATTGTAAACACCTATACAGTTGAGAAAACTGTTCCTTTCGATAGCGATAAATTCGACTCTCAACCTTTTAGTGATGAAACTGGATTTGCAGGCGCGCTTGATTATATTACCATTAGCCGATCTAGTAATGATTATAATAATTGGTCTAGATATAATAGATGGTTTCATAAAGATGTAATTACAGCTAGTGCATCTTATAATGGAAATGTTGCAGATATTGATCAATCAACAAGAGCGGTAAGACCAATTATCGAGTTTAATTCGAATTTAAAGTTGTTTAATTTTGGTACAAATGCAATTCAAGATATTAATTTAATAGATAGTTTTACTACAGATGCATTTTCTACCATCGAAGGCTCTGCCGGATATAATGTCGACGGTATTGCATTAACACAGAATCAATTAATTGTTTTTACAGCAGACACTGATCCTTTAGTACAAAATAAAATATATCAAGTTGATTTTGTTGATGTAATACATTTAGATTCAGGAAAAAAGCAAATACATTTAATAGAAGTAGCATCACCATCATTGAATGATGTGATATTAATAACTTCTGGAATTAACAATCAAGGAAAATCTTATTGGTTCGATGGTAATTCTTGGATATTAGGACAGCAAAAGACCGGTGTAAACCAAGCACCATTATTTGATATAGTTGATGAAAATGGTATCAGTTACGGGGATAATAGTGTTTATACTGGTTCAACATTTGTTGGAACAAAGTTATTTTCATACGCAATCGGTACAGGTGCCGACGATAACATTTTAGGATTTCCGTTATCTTATTTGAATATTAATAATATCGGAGATATACTATTCAATTTTAATTTAGCTACAGATACGTTTAATTATAAACAATCTACAGCAATTATAACAAAAAATATTAGTTCAGGCTATTTGTCTAGTTTAACTTATTCAGGTAATACTTTATATGTTAATGGTTGGCAAACTTGCACAAGTGCTACAGTACAAGCCGCAGTTAGAGTATATAATAATTCTGGAAAAACAAATAATTTTCCTGTTGATATTTTTGATAACATATCAGAGCTAAGTGATCTTGTAATTAAAGTTTACGTAAATGGTTATAGATTAGATCCAAATCTCTGGCAATTAGTTGCAGGACCCATTTATTATAATGTTGTTTTAACTAATGCAATTCAGTCAACTGATATTTTAACAATTAGAGCTTTCACTTCTCAGCCAGTTAACAATAATGGCTATTACGAAGTTCCAGTAAATCTTCAAAATAATCCTTTAAATGATGTTATGGGTTCATTCTCGTTAGGAGAAGTAACAGATCATTTAACCAGTATTGTTGATAATATTCCTAAAGGGTTTGTTGGATCAATGCCAGGCGATAATAATTTAAGAGATCTGGGAAATATAACACAGTACGGTACTAAGTTTGTACAGCACAGTGGTCCATTAAGTCTTAGTTTATATCATATAACATCTGAATCAAATAATATTGTTCGAGCAATACAAGAAGCAAGAAACGATTATGGTAAATTCAAAAGAAACTTTATAACAACAGCAAGTTCTCTTGGTGTCGATGGCGATCCAATTACTATAACAAATCTAGTATTACAAAAATTAAACGCAAATATACCGAATACTGCTCCTTATTATTTTAGTGATATGGTTCCCTATGGTGCGGCAATTGTTACGCCTTTAACTGTAGTAGATTACAGAATCAAGCAATACCCATTAACAAACGAATTTAATTTATCTACATTATCTAACAAAGCAGTTGGAATTTATCAGACAACGAGCGGAGTCACTACTCAACTTGTGTATGGAAGAGACTATACATTCAGTAGCACATTTTTTATTATAACTGATAATGTAAAATTAACCAATGGTGATATATTAACAACATATGAGTATGATAGTACTGATGGTTGTTTTATTCCAGAAACTCCGACAAAAATGGGAATGTGGCCTGCATATATTCCCCAGATCTATATGGATACTACATTAGTTGCACCTCAATTAATGATTCAAGGTCATGATGGCAGCCAAGTATTAGCATATGGTGATTATAGAGATGATTTAATTTTAGAATTAGAAAAGAGAATTTTTAATAATATTAAAGTACAATATGATCCTGATATTTTTGATATCAATGATATTATTCCAAGTTATAATAGAACAACTGATTACAGTTTAGCAGAATTTAATGAAGTACTTGCTCCTAATTTTTATACATGGGCGCCATTGACAGGAAAAGATTTTTCAACTCCGTTAAATTACGATATTAATAATACGTTTACTTACAATTATTCAACATCAGTCGCACCTAACGGCACCAGCGTTCCAGGCTATTGGAGAGGAATTTATCGTTATTTGTTAGATACGGACCGTCCTAACATATGTCCTTGGGAAATGTTAGGTTTCAGTATAATGCCAAGTTGGTGGATTTCATTGTATGGTCCAGCTCCATATACTGGAGATAATTTGCCTATGTGGCAAGATATTGCTAATGGTACTATAAGGGTGCCAGGACAACCTATAACCTATCTAAGTAAATATGCCAAACCTTTCTTAATGGAACATATTCCAGTTGATAGCGATGGTAATTTGTTAAGTCCGTTACAGTGCGGTTTAACTAAAGGTCCTAATTCTCCTAGTTTTGACAATAATTTTGTATTTGGCGATGTTAGCCCAGTGGAATCTGCATGGCGCCGAGGTAGTTATTATCCATATAGTGTAATAATTGCAAGTATGTTATTGGCACCAGCAAAAACATTTGGATTGCTATTAGATAAAAGTCGTATTCAACGTAATTTAGCAGGACAGTTAATTTATACCGATACGGAATTAAGAATAACGCCATCAGACATTATTGTTCCAAGCATATATTCTAGTAATAGTAGAATACAGACTTCCGGTCTTATTAATTTTATTGTAGATTATATTTTAAACTTTATTTTTAGTAATAATATTAAATCGTATGACGGTTATATCTATGATTTAAAAAATATGGATATAACTTTATCTTATAGATTAGGAGCATTTACTAGTAAAGAACAGTTTAATTTACTTTTAGATTCTCGTTCACCTACAAGTACTGGTAGTATATTTGTTCCTCAAGAAAATTATAATATAATTTTAAACAAATCTAGTCCTGTGAAAAAAATAACTTATAGT